CCCTTTCTGGAACTTGAAAGAAGGTTCCGAATCAACAGTCCGTTTTTTACCTGACGGAAATCCTGACAATACATTTTTCTGGGTCGAGAGGGCAATGATTAAACTGCCATTCGCCGGAGTAAAGGGTTCTACTGACAGTAAACCAGTGACTGTTAACGTTCCTTGTATGGAAATGTACGGAGAGACATGTCCTATCTTGTCCGAAGTACGTGGTTGGTTCAAAGATCCAGCACTAGAAGATATGGGTCGCAAGTACTGGAAGAAACGTAGTTATATCTTCCAAGGATACGTTGTTGAAGACGGTCTTAAAGAAGAAAATCGTCCAGAAAATGCAAACCGTCGTTTCATTATCGGCCCACAGATTTTCCAACTTATTCGTGGCGCATTGCTTGATCCAGAAATGGATGACTTGCCAACTGACGCAGTTAACGGAGTTGACTTCAAGTTGATCAAGACTTCAAAAGGTGGTTATGCTGACTATTCTACTAGCAAATGGAGCCGTCGTACCCGCCCATTAGATACAGCAGAAGTTGCTAACTTGGAAACACATGGCTTGTTTAATCTTAAAGATTACTTGCCTAAGAAGCCAACTGACGTTGAAGTCAAAGTAATGAAAGAGATGTTTGAAGCAAGTGTTGATGGCGAAGCTTTTGACATGGATCGTTGGGGGCAATACTTCAAACCAGCAGGTATGGGCCAGGCTACTGGTGATCCTAACTCTACACCTAAGGCAACTCCAGTTGCTCGTCCTGCACCAGTGGCAGCACCAGCCACAGAAGATGTAGCACCTTGGGAAGAAGAAGTTGCTACAGCTGAGAAATCATTCTCAGCACCTAAGCAAGAAACAGCACCAGCTGCCGCAGGCGGTAGTCGTGCAGAAGACATTCTTGCTATGATCCGCAATCGTAAGCAATAAGCAAAATAGCAATAGGGGCGGTTGCCCCTATTGCCACCATCTAGGAGAATAACTATGGCTAAATTAAACAAACTTGCAAAAGTAAATGAAAATATCAGTCTTAATCGCTATGACAACGGCTTTATGATAGAAGTTAGTGGTCGCGATAAGAAAGAAGAATGGAAGACCGCTAAGGTCATGTGCAATACAGAAGAAGAACTTATTGCAGTGGTCAAAGAATGGGTCGCAATGGACTTGGATAATTAATTATGGCAACAAAAGCATTTGACTTATCTAAATTCCGCAAAACACTAACTAAGTCTATTGACGGATTAGGTGTTGGCTTTAATGACCCAACTGATTGGGTCTCGACAGGTAATTATGCCTTAAACTATCTTATTAGTGCAGACTTTAACAAAGGCATTCCTTTGGGCAAAGTTACTGTATTTGCTGGCGAGTCAGGCGCTGGCAAAAGTTATGTGTGTTCTGGCAATCTAATTCGCAACGCACAAGAACAAGGCATTTATGTTATCCTTGTTGATAGTGAAAATGCGCTTGATGAGAAATGGCTTCACGCACTAGGCGTTGATACAAGTGAACAAAAATTGTTAAAGCTCAACATGGCTATGATTGACGACGTGGCAAAAACCATTAGTGAATTCATGAAAGAGTACAAAACAATGGATGAAGCAACTCGTCCTAAGGTACTGTTTGTCATTGACTCATTGGGCATGTTGTTGACTCCGACAGACGTTAATCAGTTCGAAGCAGGCGAAATGAAAGGTGATATGGGTCGTAAACCTAAAGCACTTACCTCGCTAGTTCGTAACTGTGTAAACATGTTTGGTAGCTACAATGTTGGATTAGTTTGTACCAATCATACCTATGCGTCACAAGACATGTTTGACCCAGATGACAAGATCTCAGGTGGCCAAGGTTTTATCTATGCCAGCAGTATTGTAGTTGCTATGCGTAAATTAAAATTGAAAACAGACGCAGATGGTAATAAGACTACAACTGTTAACGGTATCCGTGCAGCCTGTAAGATTATGAAAACTCGTTATGCTAAACCATTTGAATCAGTTCAAGTTGAGATTCCTTATGCTACAGGTATGAGTCCTTACAGTGGTATGGTTGACCTGTGTGAAGCAAAAGGTATTCTTACAAAAGATGGCAATAGACTTAAATACGTTTCTAAGGATGATACAGAGTTAAAGATGTATCGCAAAGAATGGGAACGCAACGAAGAAGGCGGCCTGGATAAAATCATGCTTGCATTTGATGACGCTGTTGCAGTACAATCTAACATTGACCTCGAAACTGGAGAAATTGTAGAACATGAATGAAAATCATATTGGTGATATTTGGTTACTTTTCAAAGAGTATGCGGATAAAAAGGTACTTGACGTTCTAGCAGAACGATATGTTGATCTACTAGCTGATCATGGAATTAGTGATAAAACTATGGCTGCTGCTAGTGGATTTGACGAGGACCTAGATAACGCTATTGACTTTTATCTTGATCAAGATAGTGAAGAAGAAGATTTAGACGAAGAAGATTTAGATTCATACGAAGATGACGAATAATCTATGAGTTGGTATACAAAAGTTTCAAAAGACATTTCGTACATTCCCGATGCCGTGGCACACTTTGATCTTGAATTACAGGCAGCAAAGACAGATGCTCGCATAGCGGGGAACATTGAAAAGGCCGCTGCCAGGATGCCCGGCATTGTGGAAGAACGATTTAATCAGCTACAAGAGATTGAAGCAATTTTGGAATATTTAAATATTGAATTACGTAGACTTAAGAGTCAACACTTTCGTAAGTATTTAGAAAACTATCAAAGAGCATTGTCTTCTAGAGACTGTGAAAAGTTTGTAGAAGGCGAGTCTGATGTGGTTGATTTTGAAAAAATTATTAACGAATTTGCATTGCTAAGAAACAAGTGGTTAGGTATTACTAAAGCACTTGATCAAAAACAGTGGCAACTCACTAATATAGTTAAGCTCAGAGTAGCAGGAATGGAAGATGCAACCCTTTAATAATGCAAAATATAGACAAGATAGATCGTCTATGATAATATCAGATGACGATATGAGGTGTGCAAAATCGATATTATACGATTCTTTTGTTATTGAATGGCTTGAAAAGAATCCAACAGCTGGTTACACTTCTCAAGGTTATTTCCCTCCAGACATTAGAAAACTAGGAGATGCTATCTCTATAGTTAATTTTTTAAAATTAAAAGACTCACCTCCGTTAAGCATTTTAGATGTAGGCGCAGGTCCAGGGTTGTTTCTTAAATTGTGTTCAGAGTATGGACATGATGCGTATGGTACAGAAGTACCAGAGATAATTAGTTCGCCAGTTAGTGATCTTTATAAACACTATAATATTGACCTGTTCGAATTAGTAATTAAAAAATCAGAAAAGATTGTATTACCTAAACAATACGACATCATTGTTGCATCTAGAACTGTGTTTGACGAAGAAGATGGTTATTATAAATCCGACGATTGGATAGAATGGAAAAATCAAATGTTTGAACATTTAAATCCAAACGGTAAACTGTTTCTTAAAACTAATTTAAAATTTTTTAAAAACAGCATTATTCCAGCACAACAAGAAATAGTCAATGCATTTGGATTACCCTTACTAGGCTGGAATAGTTTGACATTTATTCTTAAGAAAAATTAATCAAATAAAACACCCATATAAATAAGACTATGAAAATAGTCTTAGTAACAGGTGGGTTTGATCCCTTACACTCTGGTCACATTGCTTATTTTAAAGCAGCCAAACAACTAGGTAATTTATTAGTTGTGGGCGTAAACAGTGACGATTGGCTTACACGCAAAAAAGGCAGATCTTTTATGCCTGCATGTGAACGCAAAGCCATTATTGAAAATATCTATCAAGTACACAAAGTAATAGAATTTGACGACACTGATAATAGTGCTATTGATGCTATTCGTAAAGTAAAGGCAATGTTTCCTAGGGATCATATTATCTTTGCCAACGGCGGCGATCGTACTAGAGACAATATTCCGGAGATGGTATTTGACGATGTAGAATTTGTTTTTGGTGTAGGTGGAACTAACAAAGCAAACAGTAGCAGTTGGATATTAGAAGAATGGAAGGCTCCTAGAACAGAACGTCCATGGGGATACTATCGTGTACTACACGAAGTTTTTGGTATGAAAGTTAAAGAATTAACAGTTGAACCTAAACAACAACTATCCATGCAACGTCATAATTTACGTGCAGAATATTGGATTGTTAGTGAAGGGCAAGCTATTGTAAACAGAACAATGGATACCGGGTATATATTACCGCCTGTTATTTTACAAACACATGATGAATATTGTGTGCCTGTTACTGAATGGCACCAACTAACTAATCCGTATGATGTACCTGTTAAAGTAGTTGAAATACAATACGGGGAAAATTGTATTGAAGAGGACATAGAAAGAAAATGATTCCAATTTTTATCGGATACGATCCGCGCGAAGCTATTGCATATCATGTATGTACAAACAGTATTATTAGAAGAAGTAGTCAACCTGTAGCATTAAATCCTCTTGCATTAAATGCACTAAAGGGATACGACGAAAAACATACCGACGGTAGTAATCATTTTATATACTCAAGATTTTTAGTTCCTCATTTAATGAACTACAAAGGTTGGGCTATCTTTATTGACGGCGATATGATAGTACGTGATGATATTAACGAACTATGGGAGATGCGTGATGACACAAAAGCAGTTATGGTTGTTAAACATGATTATCAAACTAAGATGGCTGAAAAATACCTTGGCGCAAAAAATGAAAATTATCCTAGAAAGAATTGGTCAAGTGTCATCTTATGGAATTGCGGGCACCCCGCTAATGTTGGAGTTACCCCCGAATTTGTACAGTCAGCAACAGGAGCACAGGTCCACAGATTTACCTGGCTCACTGACGATCTAATTGGAGAACTTCCTAAAGAATGGAACTGGTTAGATGTTGAATACGACTGGAATCCCCATGCTAAATTAGTACACTATACATTAGGTACACCATGTTTCCATGAATTTTCTGATCAAGGAAACTTTGCCAACGAGTGGCATAAAGAAAGAATCTATACAGAGTACTGTTTACAACGAGGGCTTAATGGCTGATATAAATTTACAAGAAGTATTTGCAAAAGGTACACGAGGCGGTGTAACTTGCGATTTTGAATCTACGTTGCCGTTTGTAGTTAGAGGCATTACTAAAAAACATCTAATGGATCAATGTGCAGAA